CGTTTAATTGGAAATGTATTTTTTAACCAATCTACTGTAACTGGACAATCTTTTGCTATACTTGTCCAATCATATGGAGCACTATTTTCTTCAGTATCAATTCCTTCTTCTATATAATAGTCTGCAGGTTGTGTTCTGTCTGCACTTTGTCCATGAACTGCAATACTACTCCAGCCCGGATTCCAACTGCCTCTGTGTTTAATATACCTTCCTATAAATTGCTCTGCTTCTGCTGCCATTTCTTTATAAGGTACTGGAATATTTAGAACTAAACTTGGACAATTACTTTCGTGAATAATCCACCATGCATATTTTGGTATTATACTATTATCTTCTTTCCATCTTTTAAACTTCTCATCAGGGAGTTTTAAATCTTGATAGTGTTCTTTTTCTTTACATTTCCTAATAAATTGTTTTACTTTATTTAAGTTCTGTAAATTTACTTGTTCCATTTTAACAATTTCCCTATTGGTTCTTCTAACTCCTTAAAACTAGATGTTGGCCATTCATCTATCCAACTTCTATTAAAATTAAAACCACGGTTCGATAACACTAATAAATTATTATTATGTGAAGCATCTTTAATTTTTTTTATTAATTCATTATGTAATTCATACCTTTGCTGAAGGCTATAATAAAATGATGTAGGAAAATAATGAAATATGTTGCTTAAATGCATATACCCTACTTCCTTTTTAACTATATCTACTGTAAAGTCTTTATACTGTTGTGGATCTAGAAGATTTACAAATTTATATACTACATTTATTGTAGGAAGTACATCTTTGATCCATTGTTTAAATCCATCCTTGTTTAACTCTTCTACAATTTCATCAGCAAATTTTAATTTGTCTGTTCCTTTAAATATGTCTTCTTTGTTCTGCTTGGGTGCTATATCATCCATTAGCCGATTGGCAAACTTAGAATACTCAGTACCATTCCATTCATTTATTATTCTCTTTGTAACATTAAGAGCAAACTTACTTACATCATACACAACAATTTTACTATCTTCTTGCAAGTTTAGTTTAAATGCCCATATAAGCGGACTAAGTCCAGCGGCAGGTGTCCATATGCTGTTAAAGGTTCCATCCCATGCAGGAAGAGTATTATTTTTTCTGTATTCAATAAGCTCATCTAAATTAACTAGATCTTCAGTATTAGCAATAAAAAAACCATCTGTCTGTGTAATTTCAAGTGCTTCTGCTAAATTCCTAGGACCGTCATATTCAACTTCTGGATATGAATAATGTTTTTGATGTCTTATTTCCTTAGGCCAAGAAATAACCTTTTGCCCATCTTCCATTAATGTTTTTACTAAGTTCCAACCTTCTAATTTATGCTTGTAATTCTTTAAATTTTCACTTGGAGCTATCCAATGAGGTGTATATTCATCGTGGTGGTTTTCTTTACTACGAATAGGTTCTATTGCTTCAAATGGATCATGCCATTTTTGTTCGCCCCATTCAGGAAATCCAGCATCAGCCCACCAATTAAGGTCAAGCATAAATGTTTGAGGGTGAATGCGATAGTAACTATCAACGTTATCTAATACGTGCCCGACAAATTTAATATCTGTATTAGCTTCGTAAAATTTTGGAAATTCATATTCAAATTTCCATTTTGTTTGAAGTCCTTGTTTGAAGACAAGTATTTTAGAAAATCCATCATCATATGCTTGTTTGCATAAATCTTCTATAGTGTCACTAGCAAATTGTTTTTTAAAATAAAATGACCATTCAACTGAAAGATAATCAGTTACATTTTTTGTATACCCTTTAGCGAAGTCGTTTTGAATTCCATTATTATATAACCATCCTAATGTTAATTCTTTTGATTTGTGTTTGGTACGATACCATTCCATATTAAACATATCTAACTCCTATTGATTATATATATTTATACTATTTTGTCTAGGGTATGTTTTCTGAGTTCTTCTAGAGTAGAAGTGTTTAAGAGTTCAATATCAAAGTCCCATCCTGCCCAACTCCATTCGCTTTTGTGTACGTCTGGATGCCTAGATTTCATTCCATCTACAATATGCATTGGCTTCTTTGAAACATTTGCTTGATTAAGAATAGATGCGTTGCTCCACCATTCTGGTTTATCATATCTCCATACAACTGCTGTTTTTCCGCCTAGATTTTTAATAGCTTGAAGTTCATTAAAAAACCTACAGTCACTTATAACAACATTTTTTTCTGTACTTACAATTTGACGTTCGCATGCGGCTACCCATATATCAGGATGAAAGTGTGTTCTTAATGCATCTGTGCCGACTTGTTGTAATGCAAGACGTGGAGTAAAATTTGGAATATTTAAACGAGTAGCCCACCATTCATCAACTGTTTCTCTCCATACTCTACCTTCTGGCGTATTACCTTCAAGTAGTATTCTATCCCAACCAAATATATTAGAACATGCATCTTTTAACACACCTGCAAAACTAACTCTCTCAAATCCTTCTTCAATTAAAAAGCCAGCCGCAGTATCTTTTCCGTGCCCTATGAGTCCACATATACCAATTATTTGTTTCATGTACGTATTATACATAGAATAAACATGTATGTCAAGTGCTAATTAAAGTAGGTACAATAAAATCTTTAATCATTTCTTCATTTATTGTATCGTTGAAATGTATATGATCACATAGTATTGACTTCTCATCATATTTGTCTACATAGTATTCATGTGCATTCGCAAATTCTAAAAATCTAACTGTTTGTGGTATATGTTCTCTAAAATCAAAACTCTTTTGCCATGTAACAACTTTTATATCTAATAACTCACATAATTCGATAGCTTGTTTACAATCTAATACTCCCCAAAACTCAAAAGCATTGAAGTTATATGCTATATTCTCTTGTACTGACTTCCAAGTGTTAAACTCACGTTTTGTTGCGAACTTTTTATAGTCGATATCTTGTGTTATAGCTCTTATGTAGTTCCATATAGATGCACTATTCTCGTATAGATTATCTGTGATATCATCTAAGTCATATTCTTGTGTCTTTACATTGAACATAGAACGGTTGTTAACAAGTTCCATCAAAATAGTATCAACATTATATTTCTTTTTCAAGTAAACGATTTTGTTTAGGTATAGCTCAGTACCCTTTCCAGAACATGCTGAATTATAAAATTCTATATCTGTTGTATGTTTGTAAAGCCAAGTTTCAAATGGGAGTGCTAAATCATTCTGTTTTGTCTTTGAATTATGATGTGATCCTACTGAAAAACTTGATCCTAATATACCTACTCGTTTCATGTTCTTCTTTTACTTAGATTATTAAAATGTTGTAATAATTGTTTCCAAGTAACTTCTTTTTTTGGTTTTTTAATAACTTCTTTTTTGATTTCGTTAAACTTAAGATTATAAGTTTTAGGTTCTTCAGACGGTGTACATTTTTTATGCATTAATTAGCCTATAACAAAACTAAGTCCTGTGCTACCATCATTGTATAATGTTAATTCAAGTTCTAGTTTATCAATTTCTGCCATAGCGTCTTGACGTAGTTGGTCTGCGTTCATTGTAGTACCACCTTGTGGTCCTGCAATCTGTGTAAACTTACCACGTGCTTCTGCTAATATTAATTTAGCATGTGCAAATGCATAGTCTTTTATCCAAGGACCTGCGTATGTATCTTCTAATAGACTCTCAGTTGGTCTATAGTTATAGCAATACAATACTGCATTGTCATTTGCTTTAATTTTTCTTTGTAGGATTAATTTTTTATCTTGTGGGCGCCAAGTAAATAAAAGTTCAGCACCAAATAGTTTACCCATTGTTTCTCTGTTTTGCTGTAAGAAATCAAATGACGAAAGTCCACCAGCCCTAGTACTACCTAAAAGGTATGTATTAAGATATGCGGCTTGGAATGGTTCTATGTCGTTTCCTGTTCCACTGCTTACACCTGTTGTACGTCTGTAAATATCTCGTACTTCCATTACTTCTGAAGGTAATGTATATTCGCTTTGATCTTTTATTATTTCTAAAATAATAAAACTTTCCTCAACTGCATTTTCAGCTCTTTGACGATATTTTTGAAGTGCTTTATCAGCGGCAAGTTCGTAATGCTCTGGATCGAGTTCTACATCGATCATTCCTCCGCCTAAACGAAGTTCTATTTCTTTTTGAAGTTTATTTACTGCGGCCATTATTTTAATTCTCCTACTATGTATTTATCATAGTTTCTACTTTAATTTCTAGGAATATATGATTCCTTAGGAATGTAGTGATTAGTTAATCCAAATTTATTCAATAATTCTATATTTTTGTTAAACCAGTTGTCAAATACATTTCTAAATTCTTCAGCATCTAACCCAAATTCACGTGTTATCCATTCTCCATTTGCTATTTCATTAAAGTCGTATTCAGTTATATCATAGTCAACAGTTACAGGATCTTCAATATATGAGATATCTACATCTCCATTTATGAATTTAGAAAAATATAATTTATGAAGTGTTTCTACATTATTTATTTCTTCAGCAGAAGTAACTGATATATCTAAGTTATAGTTATTTGGTTGTAATGCTATCCAAATTGTATTATCATATAAGGGAATATCATCATTTTCAATGATATTAGAGAGATAATTGTAGATAGTTTCTATAGATGAGTGTGGAATATTAGATGATGGGGTTCGTAAATTTGTTACAAAAATCAATGGGTCGTTCAGTTTTGCTTGAGTTAATATTGATTTTATTCTTTTTTTCTTATCATCTTTTGTGTATACATGCAATGTTTGATTTTTCATAAAGCCTAGCATATCACAATGTGTTTGCCATTCTACTGGATTGGTGCGTATAATTTTCGCACCTTTAAATAGTTTTAGTTCATCATAGAGATTATGAAGTTTAACTAGATAACGCATATCTTCATGTTTGTCTAGTTCAAGTAATGTGTTAAAATCATGTTCTGTATATACATAGCTGTCAGATTTTAAACCTATAAATATTCTTTCTACTAATTCTTTAAAGGTTGAGGCACTAGTATATTCGTTTGATTCTTTTGATTTTTGTGCTGAAATTAAAAAATAATGACAAAAAATAGTATCAACAAAGTAGTATCTGTTTTGTAAACTCAAATTGATAATATTTGGCCACTGCTCATCTTTCATTAATTGAGAATGTTTTTGTGGAATAATATTAGGGGAGTTATCTGCTATATAATTTAGAATGAAGTCGCCACCCATTCCTCCATAATAACTATAAAATACAAATTTATGTTTATTTCGTTCTAATAAAATAGCCAGTTCGTCAATGGTTAACGCCATTATTTTAGTTCTCCTACTACGTACTTATTTATTAAACGTGGCTAATAGAATAGTCTCTCCGTTGACACGGCCATTTAATTTAGTTTCAGTTGTTTTTAGTGATTGAAACAACTTTTCTGTTTTAGCTCGAGTGGCTTTTTTGATTTGAGGTAAAAATTCATCTGGTTTACGTATTGTTCGTTGCAAACTCTTTTCAGGATCAAACCCTTTTATTGTAGTGCCTTTTACACTAAGTCCACTACCTTCACGTTTTAATCCCATTGGGTCTACATTACGAGCATAATACAGTCCGATCTTGCGGTTTTTAGTGTTAATAACCACCAGTATGCGGGCGAAAATTATCTCGGCAGGCAAGATGCTAGCCAACCCATAATAGGTGTCTGTTTGCTTAAATTTGAGCTTCTTAACAAGGGCTTCTGGGCTCCTAATTCGCACTTTACGTGGCTTACGATTTGCTTTACTTTCTGCCGCAAGTATATCACATGCATCTACTATCTTTCTATATACTTCAAGACATGCTTTATGTTGAGCAGAAGACATATGACTATATCCTTCTTCCAACTGTAAACGCCAATCATCTTTATCATTTTTTGATACCTTTGTATTAAGTTCAGTCATTTCATCTACATTAGGTTGATATAAATTCCGTATAATACGTGAATGTGCTTGTTTTACGCCTGCCGCCCTGAACATATTAACTGGATTAAAACCTTTAACAGTTTTAACATCATATCCACCATCAATCCAATCTTCAAGCCAACATTCAACTTCATCAGTCATTACATATGCGGCACGATGTAGTAATTCTTGAATAGTAGGCTTACGATTGTTCTGCTTATTTTTTGCTAATTCTTTTATACGTCGTTCTGATTCTTCTACACGAACTTTACCATTGGCAATTGCGTCTTTAATATTTTTATTAATAAATTCTGTATGAGGTTTTGGAGTTCCCATTGTACCAGCAAGACTCTCCCAATATCTATTATGCCCTTCATGTACATCTGGACATCCCATAGTAAGCATTCTGCAATAATATCCTACCACTGTACCAAACGAGCCACTGCCTTGTGCCGCTTTAGCACATTTTACATCATGTTTATCATACCCATTCTCAAGCATCCAATCATATGCATAATCAATTAAAATTGTAGACTTATAATTTTTATAATAATATTCTGTAGCACCTGATATAGCATGATGCATTTTTTCGCCAGTCCATTCACTAGCACCTTCCCAACTCGGATCTTTTAATTGATCTGCACGAATTCGCAATGAAGTGCGTCTAGCTTTTTTTCTTTTGATACCTTTAAGTAAGGCCATTATTTTCTCCGTGTTATATTTTGTAGTTATCAATAAGAAGAAAAATTCGTTGTTTTACGAATATATTCAATTAAAAACAAGTTTACAACGAAAATGGAGTTTAGTCAACCTTTGCAAAACCAGAGCTGGCAACAACGTGTTTAATTCCATCTGGGGCTTCTACAACATCAGCAACACTAAGGCTATGCATTTTAGTTAACCTTTCAATGTTTTCTTCTGGACCCATGTTTCCAACATGAAACACATCTTCAAGTCCATCAGCAGTAATATTAGCAACATGAGTATAGTAACCTTTATTAAAAGCATCACTTGCTAATGCACCAATGTTATCAGCAAAATTCATATCCAATTTTGCTTTATGATGAGGAACACTGTTATGTCCTTTATCATTAATCATATCAACATCTGCATCTGAGAGTTGTATTTGGTAAATTTTATATGTTTTATTTAATTCGTTACTTCTCATTATAATGCTCCTTGTTTTGATTTCCAAGTTTCTATAACAGTTGTATACCAACTTGGGTTAGTGTCTTTAAGAATTGTTAATGGTGTTTCACCTTTTTCCATAGCCGCTGTATAACTTTCTACAGTATGACTATTAAGAAGTTCTTTAAGGAACTTGGCCTTAGTAAAAGGTCCACCATGTTTAAAACGTGCAATAAAAATGTCACGTTCACCATTTTCTAGGTTATATGTTAAATACCCACCAAAATAACTAAATTTTTCTTTTTTAAACATATTTTAACTCCTTATTTTTAATTAACTATAACTATAGTATACAGTAAGATGTCTTACTTGTCAAGTTTTTCTGCCACAAAAAAATCCTTATAAATCATAGACTTACAAGGATTCTTATTTTTTTTTGAAAATAATACCCAATAATCGTCAAATTATCAGGTATTTTTGGTTATTCCATCTCTTTTATCTTAGCTTCAAATTCACGTAAACGTTTGTAAACACTAGCCAATTCAATAATAGTTGGCCATGCTTTAAACAAATATTGAAGTGAACCTTCAACACGTCCAAATGCACGTAAAATCTGTTGCATTACACCAAGTGTCATAACACCTGCAATAATTGCTGGTGCTAAGAAGATGTATCCTGCTAACACATTAGCCTGCAAGTATGCAAGTCGTCCTATGTTAAAATACAAATATCTCAAATAACTCTTATAGTGAATGTTTCTTACACCGTCAAATAGCTCTTCTAATGACTTTGGTCTTATGCTTCCATCGTCTTCAGCAACAACTAGGATTTTCCTATATGCTGCTTCCTTCTTCTGTAGGTCATATTCAATGCCTACAAGCCTTAGTAACCAAGCCAATACAATCATTAGTATAGTACCACCAACTGCCCATATAAGAGCGCCAGCTATTAATCCATACTCCCAATCGCCGAACCATAGAATAGGAATACCAATAGATAATCCCACTAATAATGGGAAAAATTCTACCAATACCATAACACTCTCAATCAAAGCAGTGCCCAGGCTTTCCATAATTCTACTGAATTTAATAGTATCTTCTTGTACCCGCTGAGCCGCACCTTCAATGGTACGTGCTTTATCGTATACACTATGATACCATTCGACCATACTAGCTCTCCAACGGAATAAAAAGTGAGCTGTTAGAAATGATGTAGCTAGTCCTAAGACAATCCACAACGCCGCTAATTTACCAAAACTGGCTAAACTACCCCAATATTCACCTGCTGTGATGGCATTTGGAGTTCCTAACGCTTTTTGAATCATATCGTAGAAACCACCAAACCAATGGTTAATTTGAACATCTATTTGAACTGAAAGCCAAAGAGAAGTTAAAATTACTGTTGAGCCAAGATAGGCCCAAACGGCCCATTTTTTAGATTTGAAAAAATCAAACATAATGTTGTCTCCTTATAAAATGCAGTGTCAACTTCTCTACTATTACTAAACTAAAGTTAACAGCATACATAACTATTTAGCCTATAACAGAATATATAACACTATAGAAGGATAAATACAATATAACCGAGGGAAACTGACAAATGCCAAGATTAAGTTTATATAAACCGTTTAAAGGTAACGACTATACGTTCATGGATAGAGCTATCCGTGAACAATTTGACATAGGAGGAACCGGTATACATGTACATAAGTACTTAGGCCCAAATCCACAAAAAAATTCAGATGACCCTAGTGAACCTAACTACGGTAGTGGTTTAGAAATAGATAATATAACTGGTGAAGAAATTAACCCAGAAGGTTTAATAGACGAAACGAATATACAAGATCTATTGTTTATGGAAAATAGAGATCGTAAATACGATCCAGATATTTTTGATTTACGTGGTGTATACAATGTAAGTGATAATGACTTTGATTTAACACAATTTGGTTTGTTTTTAACAAACGATACATTGTTTATTAGTTTTCATATTAACGATATGGTAGAACGTTTAGGACGAAGACTTATGCCCGGTGATGTAATAGAATTACCTCATTTGCGTGACGAGCTATTGCTTACTGCTGAAAGAGATGCTATTAATAAATTTTATGTAGTACAAGATGCGGCAAGGGGTAGTGAAGGATTTTCGCAAACGTGGTATCCACATATTTGGCGTGTTAAAGTAGCACCATTAACAGATACACAAGAATATCAAGATATACTTGGTACTGCTGATGATCCAAACAGCCTTAAAAATGACCTTAGTTCATATAAAACTGAACTTAATATTAGTAATGCAATTGTAAAAAGTGCAGAACAAGCAGACCCTCTTGGGTTACCATTAGTTGAGCATCTATTTGGGCAACCTGATACAAGTACAACATATGAACACGGAGAAGTTTTAGCACAAGGTGATCAGTTTCCTTCTCAACCAAATGAAGGTGAATATTTTGTAAGAAATGATTTTACTCCTAATAGGCTTTTTGTTAGACGAGGTAGCAAGTGGCACAGATTATACGATAATATCTCTGATCGAACTTGGAGTGATAGAACATATAACGCTAGTCAATTTATTAACAATGATGCTACTACAATCGTTGATAATAATGAGGTGCCAGAAAAACAGGCACTATCTAAAGTTATTAAACCAAAGAGTGATTTTTAATAATGGCACAACAATACTTTTACGATAAACAAATTAGAAGATACATACAACAGTTTATAAGACTGTTTAGTGGATTCAGTGTACAAATGGGTAAGAACGATAATGATCTTCCTATATATCAACAAGTACCTGTACGTTATGGTGACATTAATCGTATGGCGGCACACATAACAAGAGAAAACAGTGAGAACATTGTTAATACTGTTCCATTTATTAGTTGTTATGTAACATCATTAGATATGTTTGCTGAAAGACGTACATATCAAGATCATGTTGATAAGGTTCAAGTAAATGAAAAGAAATATGATGAAGTTACTGGAAAATATACTGAGGAATTAGGCAACCAATATACAGTTGAACGACACGCACCCGTTCCTTATATGTTAGTAATGAACTGTGACATTTGGACATCAAACACAGATCAAAAATTACAACTAATGGAACAAATACTAGTGTTGTTTAATCCAACATTAGATATTAGAACCAATGACAGCCCAGTTGATTGGACTTCTTTAAGTATGGTAGAATTAACTAATACATCATGGAGTACTAGAAGTGTAGGTTCAAGTGTTGATGATATCATTGACGTTGCAACTTTAACATTTAATATTCCTATATACATCAGCCCTCCAGCAAAATTAAAACAACAAAAGCTCATTCATACTATTATTAGTGAATTATATAACTTAGATGACCAAGACTTAGATAACTTTAAAGATAAAGAACCATTTAACACAGAAACATTAAAATATACTATTGTGACATATGAAAACAAAAAAGTTAATTATGAGAATGGAAATTTACAAATTTTAAATAAAAATGGATCACCATTAGATGACGATGGTTTAACACTAGAATGGGACAAAGTGTTACTACCATTTGGTGTATTAAGAAATGGAATAAGTCAATTAAGACTTAGAAAAAGCACTGATATTAATGATAATGATAATGACATAGTTGGTAGGTTAGACGCTCATCCTAGTGATCCTAGTCTTCTTACTGTTGATATAGATACTAGTACTTTACCCACAAATACACTAACAGCAATAGATGCTAATGTGGATCCTACTAAAAATTACCCAGGTGATGGAAGTGTGCCAAGTGCTGTTACAGGCCAACGTTATATTATTTTAAATAATACTCCTATAAATGCAGTATGGACAAACGTAGTTGCTAAAAAATATGATATTATAGAATATAACGGTTCTGCATGGATAGTTAGTTTTGATTCATCTACAATTTCTGAATCACATTACGTAACAAATGTTTCAAGCAGTGACCAACTTGAATGGAATGGCAAAGAATGGGTGAATAGTTATGAAGGAATATATAACGCAGGTTTTTGGCGAATATATCTCTAATTTTTAATATGATAATAGCAAGCGGTTGTATTTTTTTAAGCGTAGACACTGGCAGAGTAATGCTACAGCAAAGAAGTGGTGCTGTTAATCATCCTAGAACGTGGGGATTTTTTGGTGGGAAGAGTGAAGAAAATGAACGACCTATAGAGACATTATATAGAGAAATAGAAGAAGAAGTAGGATTAGTACCCGATATTAAAAAAGTTATACCCATAAACAAGTTCACAAGTCCTAATAAACGATTTATATATCATAGTTTTGTTGTTACAGTTCAAGATGAATTTATTCCTGTATTAAACAATGAAAGTGATGGATATTCTTGGGTTAAAATAGGTAATTGGCCTAGACCGTTACACCCTGGTGCAAAAATACAATTCAATTCAAAACAGTTTATTAAGAAACTTAAAACTGTTTACGAACAACAAGCAAAACAAAGACTATAACTTATTCAGTTATTCTCTTTTTCATACTAGCAACAAACTGCTCACGTAACCATTCAAAGTCATTAATTTTATTTAATTCATCTGTATTGTCTTTATGTTCAATTCCGTATGCTTTACCTTCTAATGCACCTTTAATACAGTAACGTCCAAAACGTCCACCATTATCAATTGTACACCATGCTTCTAGTCTTGCATCTGTTTCTTCTTGTTTTTGATTAGGGTTTACAGAACTTGCTAACTTTACACATTCACGGAATGCACTACGCCATGTTCTGTATGGGTCTTTATTAAATCTTGTGATATTTGATATATTAGCAACTGGTTGATAAAAAGATACACCTGTTGTATAATCTGGTAATTCATGCCCCATGTTAAGTAATTGCTCTTTTGGAAACAACTTAACACCACCATACCCATATTCTAAATCATTAATTGGGTTTCTAGCACTCCATACATATGTTGTATTTTTTCTACTACTCATTGGTGGAATAAAATCAAAACTAAAGTGTCCTGTTATATCTGCGTCTGCATCAACTATATAAACCATTTCTGTTTTTGCTAATTCACCTGCACGTTTATGTGCATTGCCAATACCTTCAACATTTTTTACGTGTTGAGCATCTTTAAATCTATTTCTTAGTTTTTGGAAATTTTCATCTGCTTCTGCTTCATGGAAACTAATCATGAATACATCAAATTCTGCTACATGATAACTTGATACAAGTTTGTTTTGTACTGTTCCATGTGATACACCATTAGTAGGAACTAATTGAATATCTCCCCAACTAACTGGTCTGTTTGTTCTTTTAACTACTCTAGGAAACGTATGAATTACAGTTTTAGCTATATTGTCACCTGGTCTATATTGCCATGGAAACTTTGGATTTACCTCAATATCATCAAATACTACCCAAATCATATCTGCTTTATCTTTATACACTGCCGCTGCTTCTAACAACGTATCTTCATCTGTTATTTTTATAGGTGTTTTAATAACTGGATATGAATTAAACATAAACCTTTTTAACCTATCCCAAGGTGTTACAACATTTTGTCCTTGGTATTCTCTTTGTATGTTGTGTAAATTAATCATTACAATCGCCCTTAACTGTATATGCACGTGTTCCTATATGTGCTATTCTGTCACTTAAATCGTGACTAATATGTACTTCGTGTCCATTTTCGTGTGCTAGATTACAAAAGTAAACATCTTCTCCTACTAAACTAGTATAGTCTTGATTATACTCAATCTTGTAATGAGGTCTAGAAATATTTTCGTATACTTCTCTTCTAACTAACATCATTCCACTTCCTACTGCCCAAACTTTTTCATTTCCTTTTCCTGTAAAAACTCTACTATCTAAATCATTTTTACTTTTAAATGCAACCGGTCTATGTGGCGGAACTCTTGTTGAATAATTTCCTGCTATAATATCTTTATCGGCTGCTAATAATATATTTAGCGTATCTACTGGAAATTGCATATCTGCGTCAATCCACATTATATGACTACAATCTGTTTCTAATGCTTGATCTACAAGTTGTTGTCTTTGCATTGCTACTTCACTACCCATATTAAAATGTAAGGAAGTAGCAAGTCCAGTTTCACCACACTTTTTTTGAAGCATGGCTAAACTGTACGCGAAAACCGCTGTAACTTGATTCTGCACAGGAACACATATTGCTACATTTGCGGAATTGTTCTTTTTATAATGATAGTTTGTTGTACTAACCATTAATTACTTTTCAGATGCTAACTCTGATTGTAGTTCTGCTTCTATTTGTTGAACTTCGTAATTAAGTTGTTTAGCTATTGAAGTAGCCGATTTAACACATGCGGCAAATGCTTCATCTTCCAAAGATACCATATAACTCATGTGTTCTGGTTGTACTTTACCAAGTGTTAAAATATCAATAGCCGCTAGTTTTGCTAGTCGGTTTACCCAATATTCTTCTTCTGTAGATTCAATGTCTTTTGTTAGTGCGTCAACATCGTGTTCTGCACTAAAGTCTTTATAAATTTCTTCTAAGATTTGTAAGTCTGGGTGTTGTGTTTCTCGAGCCTGCATAAGCTCTTGGGTTAGTACTTGTGCCTTCCTAGCTGGTGTGGGATGTGCACCAAGTACAAACGTTTCAATTTCAAAACGTGTTCTAATACTCATTGTTTTCTCCTGTGTTGAGTTTACTTCTTATGTAACTTTATTTTAATGTTTAACAACAACGCTGCGATTGGCAGCGTCATTGTTAAGATGTTATATATTAACCGTGCGATCCAGTCGGGTTAGGGTTTTGCCATCCACCGAAAGTTGCCGATAGTTTAATATTTGTTGTCACCGATGGTGAGATGTAGTTACCTAATTGACTTAGTGAAACTGCTCCACTAAGACTAAAATAGTTACGTACTGTACCCATTGTCATCGTTGCGCCTGTTGCTGGTAATGCCATATTATTTGACTCCTTCTTGCGTGTAATTAACGTTAATCACAAACATATGTTTGCTATTATATTTATCTAAATGCCTCTGGCATAGTGTTAGTATATTATACTTAATCTTTGTTGAATGAATCTCGTTCTGCGTCACTTTGCCAGAACGCCGTCAGCCAATCTATTTGTTTTTGTTGTTCTTTAATTGCTTCAATTAGTACACCTACTACATTTCCATATGCTACTGACTTCATTCCTTCAGCATCTGTGTGTACTACTTCTGGAAGAACTTTTTCTACTTCTTGTGCTATAACACCTGTGCTATGTCTTCCATCCTTTTCAAACTTAACACCTCTTAAAGCATTAACTATGTCTATAGGTTTATTAATTGTTTCTATGTTTCTTTTTAATCTCTCATCTGAGTATGCTGTAACATCACCTGTTGCTGTAAAGTCACCAGTGTATGAGCCACTCATTTCAAATTCTGTAGTATTTAAGTTTAATCCATTGCCTGCTGTATATGTTGTGTTTGTATTAGTGTCAGTGTGCGTTACCCATGATAAATCTCCGGCGCCATCAGTTTCTATTACTTGATTTGCTGTGCCATCTGCTGCTGGTAATTTGAATATTGTATTACCAGAACTATCAATTTGATGAATTCTTGCTTCAGTTGATGAACCTATTACTAATCCAACTTCATTTGCTGTTCCAGTCATACCTGCTATTTCGCAAGGTATAGATGGTGCAAACATTGTATTAAATGCTACAGAAGCTCCATTAAATGTTGCTGATGTTAATCCAAAATAACCTACATTACTAGTTGCTCCATCTAGTGCTACTGTTCCTATAAATTCACCTACATATCCACTACCTGTAAAATCAAGATCGCCTAATAATAAAATATCTGAACCTGCATTAGTAGATGATGCAATTCCCATTCCTTGTCCTGTGTATCCTGTACCTGATATTGACCCAATTCCTAGAGATAGTTGATCTGCGCCTGTACCTGTTAATATTTCAATATCATTTGGTCCAGTTGAAACAATACTATTGCCATTTACATCTAAGTTTCCACCTAATTGTGGTGTAGTATCTTCTACTACATTGCCAATCTTACTTGCTTCTGCCGCTGTTGCTCTTGTTGTTTCTGCACCAATTAAATTAGTTACTGTTGTGCTAAAGTTAGCATCATCACCTAATGCCGCGGCTAATTCATTTAATGTGTCTAATGTTCCTGGAGCCGCATCAACTAATGCATCAATCTTTGCTTGTGCTCTAGCATCTGCTCTTGCGTCTGTGTAATATAAATTGCCGGCTTCTGTTATATCATCTGTATCTAATGATCCTGTTCCTGATGTTACTACACTATCTGCGTATGCTTCCCAAACAAGTTTATTTGCCGCTGTTTGCGTAGTATCTAATGAGGCTGCTGTTGCTGCCGCTGTAGAAATTGCATCAGCTTCAGCTGTATCAGCATAACTTTGTAATGCAGTTGTTATTCCTGTATCAGCTGTTGCAAACTCTGTACGGATTAACGCACGGTCTGTTGTTGCTGTACTATCTGCTGTTGTAAGAACTGTTTCACGAGCCGCTGTAAAGAATCTATTAGTTGAACCTTCAGCAACATTATCTGAATTTATTGAACCTTCTATTGAATCAGCAATATCTACATTCTTTAATGTAATTGTACTACCGTTGAGTGTTAATACGTCGGTGCCGTTTATTTGTAATTTGCTTAAATGTCCGGATTCAGTATCATCTAATACTATTTGGTTACCCAATAAAAACGCCATAGCTCTTCTCCAATCTATTTAATGTATTTATGATTATTAGTAGTTATCTAGTTTTTGTAGATACTAACTCGGTTTCTGTATTAATAGTAATCTCCATACCATTTACACGCATCTAATCCCCAGTCATAACCACTAGTACCTGTTAAGTGAAACACATAGTACCTATAAAAATCTCCGGTCCAATATCCTGTGTCAAAAGTTTGTGCTGTATGGTTTGTTACAGTAAAAAGTTGAGTTAAATTCGTATTGCTAAAAGTAGCACCATCATTAACCGCAGAAATATTATTAGTTCCATATATTGTAAAGACCATACTACCGCTTCTCCAAGTCCATTCTCCTGTTAATCTTCTGAATTTAAAAGTTGGATTTGCACCTGCATCATAGGTCGTCCATATTTTGGGTTCCATAGATCCTGTATAAATACCCCACCAACCACTATTATTAGTTACGGTGTGGCCATGAATTGATGTACTCCAAAAAGTATTACCAAAGTTTTTCAGATTAACATTATTATAATGCGTTGACATTCTTGTTGAATCGGCTTTTAAATTCATATTTGCTAAAGTACCTGAAGCACCATCTACATTGCTAATAGTAACAGCAGTAGTCACTGATATTGCATTACCAGCCTGATCCACCAAACCAGGACCATTAGTACTCTCAGAGAAATCCAGATTGCCAACAGAGGTTGCATCCCATAATAAAGCACTTGTAGTCAGATTTCTTGTTATAACATTAAATGTTCTGTCTGTAGTTTTAGAACCCGCAGTTGCTCGTACATCAAATGAAGTAGTAGTATGTGAACCTACTGCACCTGTTGTGCCAGAAATTACACCAGCAGATGATAAAGATAATCCTGCTCCAGATAAATTTGAAGTAGTTTCTGAATAAGTAACTGCATCACCTTCTGGGTCTGTTGCTGTTAGTTGAACATTAGTTATAGCGGCAGATTCAATTACATCAGCAACATTTCCTGCTGTAGTACTCCAAGTTGGAGCATTATCAACATAAATTACTCCTGACGATTGTCCAGTTCGGCCAGAAATACTAGTAAATTTAACTGCATAAGGTTCTTGTGCATTTAAGAAAGATGATTTTGGTGAGACTGCTGTAACTTGTGTAGCACTATTATATGTTGTTGTTGCCGCATCAAAACTAGCAGATGAACCAACAAACGATATAACGCCACCAGCAGTAAAATTTGATCCTGTAACGACAATAGTTTGATTACCACCACCTGCACTATCAACGTCTGCGTCATCAACTGAGGATACTATTGGGTCTGTCATTGAGAACGTTGTACCAGTTAATGTTAATCCTGTGCCTGCTGTGTATGTTGTGTTTGTATCTGTGTAATTACTGGCATGAATAGTTCCTGCTGATGCTTGTGTCCAATCAACAGCACTTATACCAGTTAAAGCAGAACCATCTCCAGTAAATGCTGTTGCACCTACAGTTCCTGTTACAGTTACACCAGTAGCAGTTGTGGCTAGTTTACCTTCATTATTATAATAAAGAGTTACTGGGCCATCAGTAGCCATTGAACACATTGTTTCACTATCACCTTTTTGAAAGTTTATACCAGCACCATTAGATTTTAATGTTAGATTTCCTGTTCCATTATCTTGAATACAACTATGAGAGGCATCGTGGTAAATTAACATATCTTGAGAATCACCAAGTTGTATTTGACCATTATCAGCAAGAATAATTTCATTAACACCCATATTAAGATTGCTTGACATAGTTCCGCCAGTTGTCATTAATGCACCAGCCGAAGTTACATTTGCTGTATCAGTTGCGTCTGCTGAATACTCAATAGTATCTAATTTATTCTTTAATGTAGTCGTAAAGTTATTTTGAGTTAAGCCACCATCGCCTACTGAATATGTAGTATCTGTATCTGTGTAATTACTAGCATGTATAGTACCTGCTGATGCTGATGTCCAATCAATATGTTCGTTAGCAACAAAGCCAGTTAAATCATCATGTGTAAAATCTGAACTTGTATATGTTGTATTTGTATCAGGAGTACCTGTTAAGGCAGAACCATCTCCAGTAAAAGAAGTTGCTGTAATTGCACCTGCTGTAAGATCACCTTTTACTAAACTTAAATCTGTGGCATCAACACTATTAACTGAGGTTGATCCCAAACTAATTGAATTTATTAAAAGAAACTCATCTGTACTGCTATCTTTAACAAGACCTGCATATGATGTAGCTCCTATTTTACCTAAAAATCCAACATCAACCGCAGATGATCCGTCTTTGTTCAGTATAAGAAGTGGGTCAGTAAACCCAACCTCTGTACTTATTATGTTAGTTGATTGTATTCCTCTAAAAGCCATATGATAAATTCCTTTAATTATATTAGTATTTATCTAATTGAACTATAAGTCATAAAAAAGCAGGGCATTTCTACCCTGCTTGATTGTTTTGTAATTAAATAATTACTTAGCTTTAAGTTCTGCTACTTGTGCTGAAAGTTCTTTAACAGCTTCAATTAATAGACCTGTAATGTTACCATAAGCAACACTCTTAAGTCCGTTAACGTCTGTATGAACCGCTTCTGGAAGTACTGCTTCAAGTTCATGTGCCACAACACCTGTTGAGGTTGAACCGTCTTCAATACGATCAAAAGTTACACCACGGATTGCTTCAACTCTACCTAATGCACCGTCAATTACTTGAATATTAGTTTTCAAGCTCTCATCGGAATAAGCAGTAATATCACCAGTTGCTGTAAAGCTACCAGTATATGAACCACTCATTAAGAACTCAGTACCACTTAACGTCATACCGTTGCCGGCTGTGTAAGTTGTATTGTCGTTCGCATCATTTGCATCTGCATAGTTTTGAGCTGCAGTTTGTGCCGCTGAAATAGCTGATGTTACTGATGCTGCATAGTTTGCGTCATCGCCTAGTGCTGCCGCTAGTTCGTTCAACGTATCCAGTGTACCTGGAGCTGAATCTACTAGTGCCGCTACTTTAGCTGATGCATCTGCACTTGCTGTTGCTTCTGCTGCCGCTTGGGCTGCATTTGCTTTAGAAGTTGCGTCTGCTGCCGCTGTAGAAATAGCGTCTGCTTCTGCTGTATCTGCATAAGTGTGCAATGCAGTAGTTACAACTGCGTCTGCCGCTATATAAGCTGTACTAACAACTGCGTCTGCCGCTACTGCTGTTGCTTCTGCTGCCGCTTGGGCTGCATTTGCTTTAGAAGTTGCGTCTGCTGCCGCTGTAGAAATTGCATCTGCTTCTGCTGTATCAGCATAAGCGTGCAATGCATTTGTTACTACAACGTCTGCCGCTGCCCATGCTGTATTAATAGCAGTATCGGCCGCTGCCCATGCTGTATTAATAGTTAATGCACTAGCTACGTCTGCTGTATCCGCATATCCTTCTGTTGCTGTAATTTGAGCATCAACATATGTAATGTCCGACTTTAAAGCAAGACTGTTTGTAACCGTTGCACTGAACGCCGCATCGTCAGCCATAGCTGCCGCGAGTTCGTTCAACGTGTCTAATGCGCCTGGCGCACCATTGACTAGGGCTGCTACTTGAGCGTCGACGTAGCTCATTGAAGCTCCGTCACCAGCTGCTGTAGGTGTCGCAACATTAAGCAATTTGTTATCTGCCATGTCGATTGTGCCACCCATTGTTAAGTTGGCTAATAGCTCAGAAGCATCGTCAGTTTTAAAACCACCGTCAATTATAAATTTTCTTTGTGCCATTTTATTGACTCCTTCTTAATTTAGATTACACATCAATGTAAGTTGCAATAACTTTCACTGTTGCTGATCCTGTTGTTGGTGTATACTGTAATAGAACATCGCTGCCCGACATAGTAACACTTGCATCACCAATTAAATCTGATCCGGTATAAACCATTGCAAATTCTGTGATGTATGCAGTCGTACCATCGTGTACAACTAATGCTTCTCTTGATTCGTAATTACCTGCACCGTCGTCAACTTGCATGATATATTTTGCTGAACGGTATGTTCCGCCTGCAAAAGTATCAATTGTAGTTGCGCCTGTTACAGCAACGTCAGATCCTTGTACATACGCTTTAACGTCTGTACCTGCGATTTGAGTTGATGTTACAGAACCGGACTGTAATACTGGTACTGAAGCTACTGCTGGGTTAATTACAACCGCTTGCGTTCCTGCTGGAATGTTTGCCGTAAATGTAATTGATGAACCAGTAATAGTATAGTGAGTTGCTGGGTCTTGAATAACACCACCTACAAACACATGAGCATGGCTTTGTGAGCCTGTGAAGCCTAGTGAGTAAGTTGCTACGCCTGAACCGTTTATTACTATACGATTCTGACTTCCCCATACAACTACTGCTGGATCTACAAGAGACATACCAGTTGCACCGGCATTAACTTGTAAAACATAATCAGCTTTTGCTGTAAATGTAGTATCAGATACGTCAGACAATTCTAATATTGCTGCTGCCGCGTCGCCAACTACCCAAGCACTACCATTATATTTTAAGAACTTATCAGCCGCTGCACCTGTAGTGTTAACGTCTGCAAGATCTCCAACGTTTGCTAAAGCAATACGTGCATCTGCTACTACTATACCACGTGCTGATGTCCAATATAAGTTTGAACCTTCTGCAACGTCGTCAGTATCTAAGCCTGAGATTGTGCTGTTAATTGTTGAAACTTGACCATCAACATAAGTTTTGTTAGCCGCATCACCGCCTGCTATCGGAGCTGCAAGACCTGTGATTAAGTTACTACCCATAGCAATGTTTCCAGCCATTGTTCCACCAGCTAAAGCTAGTTTCGTTGCTAGATTTGTTGTCATTGTACCTGCGAAGTTAGCGTCATCATTTAATGATGCAGCTAGTTCGTTCAATGTATCTAGAGCCGCTGGAGCCGCGTCGATAACTGCTGTAACAGCAGCATCTACATATGTTTCTGTAGCATATGAGTTTGTACCTAAGTACGATGCAACACGTGCATCTGTGTAATATAGGTTACTTGAACCTTCTGCAAGGTTGTCAGTAGTTTTTGTTGCAAGACGGGTATCCCAATCTGCATTTTTAAATGTTACTACACCAAACGCACCAGTAGCTGAGTTATAAGTTAAATCACCTGTTGCCGAAAGGGCACCACGTGCTAACGTCTCAATTGCTGAGTTTGTACGCTCTGTATAAGACATAACACCAGTTGTTGAATTATATGCCAACGAACCGCCTGCACTTATTGAGCTACGTGCTCTTGCTGTTGTAAAGTACAAGTTTGTACCTTCAGCAATATCATTTGTGTCTAATGCCGCAATTGCCGCATTAAAGTCTGTCATATCAAAGTGATCAGCTGTTGTAAATGTTGAGTTACCATTATCCCAAACGATTGTGTTACCGTCTGCAATACTTGAAATATCAACGTCTGAAAGATCACCAACTGATGCTCCAGCAATAACTGCGTTTGCACGAGCTGTTGTAAAGTATAAGTTAGTCGAACCTTCAGTTAGGTTGTCTGATGTCTTTGTTGCCAGACGTGTATCAAATGCTGAATTTGCACGAGCGTCTGTGTAATAAAGGTTTGTTGAACCTTCTGATAATGAATCAGTGTCAGCCGCTGCAATTGCTGTATTGAAACGTGCTTGTGTCCAATATAGGTTTGCTGAGCCTTCTGATAAATCATCAGTGTCGTGGTTAGCAATACTAGAAACTGTTCCAGTTACATTACCAACTACTGTACCAATTAATGCCGCCGCAAGTGATTCGCCACCTGTTGACCAACGGTCATTTGTTTCGTCCCAGATAAACGACTTGTCGCCATCTGATCCACGTTCAACTGTGATACCTGCGTCTATTATACCACTTGTTGCGTCTTTGTTTAGTACTAGAATGTTATCAGAAATTTCAACTGTTGTTGAGTTAACTGATGTAGTTGTACCTTGAACTGTTAAGTTACCACCAACAATCATGTTACCAGAAGCTGTTACTGTAGCTGCCGTGATGTCGTCTGTTGTTAATGTACCGTCAACTGCTACGTTGTTAAACGTAACGTTTGATGTAGTAGCAACAGCCTGACCAATTGAAATAGCACCACTTGCAACCGCAACACCTGTTCCGCCTGATAAGTAACTATCTACTGAAGTACGCACACGTGCGTCTGTAAAGTATTGGTTAGTTGAACCTTCACCTAAATCATCAGAATCATAAGAACCAATTAGATTAGCTGAGGTGATTTTTTTCAAAGCACCGTTCGCTGAATCATGAACCATTAGTTCGTCTGCTCCAATAAGTGATGTAACAGCTGAGTGGCCTGAAACTGCTGTAACGTCTAGCTTGGCTGTGATAACTGCCTGATCTGCAAGAGCAGGAGTTTTAATTTGTCTAAAAGCCATATAGATTTCTCCAATCAAATATATTTGATTCCTTATAATAGATATAAGGAAGATGTTAAGTGTGGTATATGAACCCCACATTTAACACTACGCAAGTATGATTAAAATTCTTTTCTTATAAACATACTTACTACACAGGGCCATAAGAACCTATGCAATGTATTTACCTATATTTGAGTGGAATTAACTTATTTGATAACTAGGATTTTAAAAAAATATCTTCTAAATTGGAAGATATCTAAAGTCAATAACGTCGCTAACTATTGGTGTAAAACTACTTATTGTTAACGTTGCGCCATTAACACTATACTCGGTTGGATTAAGAATTAATCCATTAACTATAACTAATACACTATGAACTGTATGACCAGTTTGAATAGTATATTGTGTTGCTGTAGTTCCTGTATACTGGTTACTAGTATATATCAAATTTAAGTGTTGGTTTTCTACAGAGTTATTTACTAAACTTACATTTGTTGCATTTGGATATCTATACTTAACATAAATCTCATCAGCATTAGCAGGAGTTTCATTAAAGGTTAATGTTGTTCCGACTAATGAGTATATGCTAGGACGTTGCAAAACATCATTTACATAAACGTCTATAGATTCTTCATCTGCTGGTGAGTCTGTTAATGTGTAATCAACTGTTGATCCATCTCCTGTAAATGCTTGAGAAGTAGGAATAGAGTTAGATGTAATACTATTATTTGTAAACGAGAAGTTACCATTACCATCTGTTTGTAATACTTGTCCAACTGTACCATCACTAATACTAAGGTCTAATAAATCACTAATATCACTAGCAATTGTTATCCCTTGTGAACCTGGAGTAGTAACTGGAGTAATTGTAATGTTATTACCAGCACGTATATCAATTTCATCAACACCTGATGCAACAATATCAGTTGATATTGTATCTGTTGCAGTATCATAGACATGCCACGTTTTAAATGTTGACTCAAGTGTAATTGTAACTGTACCATCACTATTGTCTGTTAGTGCAAAACCACCATCTACATCAAATTTTAGTCCTGTTACATTTGCTACACTTACGTTAGTGACTGGATCGTTTATTTCTTCAACTGTAAGTGCTAAATCGCTTCTTATAGCGGTGTTTATGTTGGCTAGCTCAGTTGATGTAGCAAACGTTCCATCTGCTGTTTGAAATGCAGTTACAATTTCTGTTAATGAATCTAGTGTTGCTGGATCTGTATTTGATAGTATGTCATCTATTTGTGATTGTAAGTTGCTTATATCACTACTTGAACCTACTCCAAATAGTCCAGTATATGTAGCACCTGTAATATAAACGCTTTTACCAGTAAAGTTTACACCATTAGGTAAGTTATCACCAATAAAGTTTAATACACCACTTTGGTAATCAAAGAACCATTCATCGTCGTTACCACTACCAGTAGTAAATACTTTGTTGCTTAAACTTTCAGCACCTGCCGCATCACCGGCAGTGTGAACATAAACATTTACTAAGTAAGTACTACCAAATTCTGTTGGAACCCAATCTGTAATTCCTGTTTTCCAAGTTCTATTAGTTGATGCAGTAATATCTGCTGTTGCTTCTACTGCTGATTGTAAAGTTACTACACCACTTGTTGTTCCAGGTTTTACTGCTGGAATACTACCTGCTTCTGCCCAAACTTTATCACCACGTAATAAAAGTGGACTTGGTATGCTTTCGTTGGCCGCTAATTTATTAAAAACAGTATCTGTTTTAGAAGCGCCGAACCCGACCTTCTTAAATAAATAATCTAATTTTTGATTATCCGAGATTGCCATTAACTAGCTTCTCCTATTGATAGACTTGTAATTTGTTTGCCAGTTGCTAGTGCAATTCTAACTAATACAACATTATCAGTTGCATTACTCATATTCTCACTACCTAATGTCATTGTATAACTTGAATTAATACTTGAGCCTGTTGGAACAACGTCTGCACCTGTTAATGCACAACCGTTTGATCCATTACCACCGTTACCTGTATCACTACCTGGTACGCCAGCACCTGCATATTGAGA